TTGACACAGCACACTTATCATGCTTTTGTGCAAGGTCAGCATGTACATAATAGGTTGTCTCTGGATCTGGAGTAAAAGACTCTTCAATTCTTTTTGCAAGGTCAATTGGGTTATTCTTTTTAAATGCCATCCCCAACTTTTCTCTATTCTTAAAGAATGCATCTGAAGAGGTTGTTGGCATACAGGCAAAACGCATTTGTGCATCAGCCATATCAGTGAGGAATGCAATCTTGAAATCTTCAATACTTCTTGTTGGATTAATTTCCCAAGTTGGTCTTTTTAAAGCAAATACTCCTGGAATTCTGTATGAATTAATAATATCTTCATCCCATTCAACTATAAACTTATTGCTTGGGTCTTCATCAGAAAGTAAAGGATTGATTATAAACTCGTGTGATCTAACAAGAGTTTCTTTTTCAGCAATTACATCTTCGTACCTTGTTGTAATAAAGTCACCCTTAAAACGAGGAAATGATAGCAAAACTACTTTTCCATAATCTGGGAAACGTGAGTCTACAGATCCACGAAATGCTTTATAAATATTGTCAGCAGTCTTAGCTTGATCGTTTCCACTAGCAGACTCCATGGCAAAGCCAGAAATCTCATCAAGGATTGCAAGTATAAGGTTCAAACCTTCAGCAGACTCTCTTTCAGAGTGTCCAGAATAAACTGTAATTGACTTATCAAACTCTATGCTATCAATTTTTGGTGGATCAAACTTTCCTGCGAACCAAGGTGAGCCAGTGATCTTTGTCTTAAATCCTTTAAAGAAAACATTCTTTGCCTGTTGAGCATTAATAGCAACATTCATAATATCAATAGCATCATTAGTTGGCTTACCAAAATAACGAGACGGATCTTTTAAACATAATAGTTTATAAACTAAGTAGGCACATCCAACTGTTGAAGAGAAGTCTTTTCCACTTCCCTTTCCAAGTTGCATGATTATTTCATTCTTTGTATATTTTTTAAAGTGTTGCTTACCAGCTTCTTCACCCATAAATCTAATTAGATCTTTTTCTTTATAGATTTGACTCATACACTCAACAAGTGTGTATTGGTACTCTGAAAGTGGTGGCTGGTTTAAATACTTTTCACCTTCAACAAATGTTTTTGCATCTACTGGAATTTCTGCAAATGGAGACTCGTCAAGAGCTTCCATAAACTCGCTAATATCAATTGTCAATTACAACAACCCCACCCTCATTTACTTGAGAAAGTTTTGTTAAAACTTTTGGTCTACAAGATTCACAGGATGAAGTTACTTCTTTAAGAATGCTGATAAGTATTTCTTGTTTTCTTTCTGTTTCTAAAAGTTCATCTGCTAATTCTTGGTTATCTAGCAATCCAGCTTTTTGTAACATCTCAAGTCTTTTGCTTTCAATATCAGCAATAAGTTTAATAGATGTTGTCTTAGCTGTTAAATTTGCAGTAGTGTCTGCAGAGTCAATAACTTCATAGGCTTTTTTAATGAGTGATGAGAAGTGTTGATCTGCACCTGCAAGAGCCTCTTTTGCACGAGCATGGATAGCTTGATTATTTGCTGCCATAACTCTCCAGTCAGTAAGCAACTCTGTAACTTTTACTCTTGGAATATTTAATGCTTTTGAAATCTCTGAAGCATCTAACCCCTTTAGGTACTCTGATGCAACCTTATTAACAAGGTCCAAATGATTAACTAGTGCTGCTTCGCTTGACACGCTTACCCCTCTTCTTTACTGCTTTTACTCTATCAGGATAAAAAGACCTTGTTGGTCCAGAAATGTCCTTAAACATTTGAAAGCAGTCTATCCATTCTACACCATTTTCAGGATTTTTTACAAAACTTTTAAACTTAAAGGTGGAGCCATGCTCTCCAGCAATCTTTATAAGATCACCTTCGCTTACTTCATGACCACTTTGAGTTACCATAGATGGCTTTCTTTCAAACCTATCTTTGGAAACAATTTTCTTCTTAGCCACGTTTTTTAGCCTTCTTTAGAAGCAAGTATCCAATCAGATCATCTTCATCATTGTCACCTGCATACAACTTTTTGTTTTTAATTCTATTTAACTTATCATCAATACGAACATTTAGCTGTTCCATATCATCTGCATTACTAAAGATTCTAATAGGATTAAGAGCAGAATTTCCATATGCCACATTTTTTTCCAGCAGCATTTCTGTAATCTCTAGACAGGCAGCAAGAATACTATATCCAGCTGGTGCTGTTTTAGAAAGTTCAAAAATCTTTTTAATCTTTTCTTCATTCTTATTTATAAAGAATGCTTCTGATGGGTATTCAGCCATTACTTCCTTCTGCTCTTTCTCAATCCAAACTTACCAAGATATACATATATGGTCTCAACAGAAACCCCACACTCTTTTGCAATATCTTCTGGAGACTTCTTATCCATTAAAAATCTTTTTCTTAACCAGTTTTCATTAGCATACATTTTCATTTTATCATTATATCCTTTATAAGTCAAGTTTAGTTATCTTATTCCAGTTGTTTGTTGCATACCATCCAATTGCAATTGCATCAGCAACGTCATTATCAGATACATCAGTCATAAACTCTATATTAACAAGTCTAATAGTTCTATTCTTTCTAAACTCTCTTTCCTTGCCCTTATACCAAGAGTCTGACTTTCCAGGAGTTTCTTGTCTAATTTTTAACTTCTCTTCTTTTGTTAAAATTTTATTACCAATCCAATTTTGCCAAGCAACTGGTACACAAGGATAAATATTCTTTACTCCATTAATGTATGCAGCACTCACTACTGCCCCTTGTGCTAAAGCTAGTTGCATTGATGTTTTTGGAGAGTTTGCAAATATTGTATTCTCAATAACCATTGCCTTTACATCAAAATCTTTTAATAATGGAGTTAGTTTTTTACAGGCATCTCCAGCTTTTTGATAGTGGTCGTTGCCTACAAAATTAACTTTTCCAAATTTGACCAAATGTTTGTTTGCAAATATAGCAAATGCAACTGAAGTAGATGAAGCATCAATTGCTATAAATCTACTTGGCGTACCAACTTCTTTCCAACTAACCTTGCTCATAATCAAAAAATCCTTTTATATCTTTTAGTGTTTGATCTAACTTTCTTTTACTCATCATGCAACTATTACAAAACCCAATGTCATTATAGATGCTAATTTCAATTCCACATCCACCAGCACATTTTCTTGACTTAGAAGCACGAGACCTGACTTTTGAAACTTTGTATCTTTGCATAATCTTTTCCTTGGTTGCAGTAGCCCTGCATTCAGGAGAGCAATATATTTGATTTTTATTATTGCTTTGAAATTGATTATCACATAGTTTACAAAATTTACTCAAGATCTTTCCTTGGTGCTATTTTAATATCACCCTTTGGTTTTGTGCGACATACTGTTTCGAAATCACAACCTTTACAAACCTTAGAGTTTGAGCGATAGGGATTTTCAGGAAGAAGACCATCGTCAGATGCTTTCTTTACTTCTCTCATCCAATCAAAGAAGTAGTTAATAAAGTTTTTATAATGTTCATTTAACTTAATAGGAAACATAGATAGCTCATGGCTATTCTTTGATTCATAAATAAGGAAGGCAAAGCTCTTCTTTAAAATCTTCATATAAATTAAAAGCTGTTCAACGTGATACTTTCTTGCCTCACCTTTAACATTTAGATAATGAAAAGAATCTTCGTTAAGAGTCTTAATTTCAGTAAGAATGTCCATTTCATTCCACTTAATAATTGCATCCGTTCTACCAGAAATTGGGGGATCTTGATAAGACAAACGCTCTTCATTTGTTACTAGAATTCCAGCAGACTCCATTGCCTTTTCAATACGACCATGACGATCAGTACCACTATCCATATTGGCAACTGAGTACCAATCTGTTTTTACGTCTGACTCATTTCCTTCAAACCAAAGATACCAGAATCTTGGACATTTACCTGCACCATAAGTTAATGTTGATGGGGTAAAGCTATCTCTTTTCTTAAAGGATGATTTTCTTTGTAGAGCATATCCTTCTTTAATCTTGTCAACAATTTCTTGACTATCAATTAAATTCTCTTCGCTCTTTTTTGGTTTTTCAACCAACTTGTTAATAAGGCTTTTAGCCATTGTTAATCCTAACTGCATACTTCAATGCGTCCACTAGTCTATCCGTTGCTTCTTTAGCTGAATAGTATATATTCTTCTTTGCTCTTTCATCTTTCTTAACATTAGTATACCAGGAAGCGAGCATTGCAAATTTAGCAGAGTATGCTTGTAGTTTTACAATTAATTCAACACCAACTGATGCTGGAACATCTGGTTTAGAAATAAGCTTTGCAACAAGTGCAAGAGTTTGAGTAAGCTCTTCATCTTGCATATGCTCTGATATTTCATTAAAACCATTTACCTGATTTAATAAATCAACCGTTGTTTCCATTGTTCCTCAATTCTTCAAAAACTTCCCATTCAATAACAGCAAGTCTAACTTTTTTATTACCTTCACCAATTACTAACATTAGTGCTGGATTTTTTGTCCTATCAACCTTTAGGGTATCTGTAACAATCTTTGCCCAGTTATCTTGGCTAATAGAAAAAGACTTACTATATTCTTTTACATCAACAACAAATTCATCATCTGATCCGTCAGCTTTTACAGCACCTCTACCAGAATTCTTATGTGCTTTTAGTCCAGCACGTTTTAGTTCTCCACGCTCACTCATTAGTATCCCTTTACATTTAAGTTTACTCTTGAAAGATGTTTTTTAGAGCATAGCCAAGTAATATCCATTGTAGTTTTTCCATAAAATCTAGCTATTAATACAAGTTCCTTGCATTCATGACATACAAACTTTCCTCTATATTCAGAGAACTCTTTATACATCTAATTTTGCCTCTAGGTCTGCAACTCTTTTTGGATCTTCCTTTAGCCAATCAATAACTTTTGCTCTACCCTGAAGTCTTTCTTCTCCAACAGTGTACCAGGCTCCACCCTTTTGAATAGCACCAACAAGCTCTGCAGTATCAACTAAGTCTGCAATTTTATCTACACCCATAGAGCCTTCTCCATCAAAGTAGAAGTCATAAGAACCTGCAACAAAAGCTGGACCAGTCTTATTAAAGTCAACGTGCCAGTTAACCACACGACCAATCTTAGATTCAATAATCTTATCTCCTGAAACTATCTTACCCTTAATAGCTTGGTTATCAGATTCACTTGACCACAACTTAACAATTGTGCTGCTAAAGAATTTTACAGCGTGTCCACCAGTTGGCTGATGAGAAGCAAACATTGCACCAATATTATTTCTTTGTTGAGAAATTAAAACAAGTAAAGTTGGCTTGTCATTATTGTTTGCATAGTTAAGCATCTTTACTGCATTGGTCATATCTCTTGCCTCTGCACCAATCTGCTTAGTATTTTCTAACTGCTTTAATTCTTCTGAATCTTTTTCAAAATAGATAGCAGGAAGAAGTGCAGAAATAGAATCAACAATTAAAATATCTACTCCAGCCTTCATTAGCTGGACTCCAACATCTACCATTTCATTCATACTTCTAGCATTTGAATAAATTAGTTGATCTACATCTACTCCAAGTTTCCTAGCCCATTCTGGATCAAAAGATGCTTCTGCATCAATCCAGGCACAGACCTTTCCATCTTTTTGTGCATCAGCAATCATTTGTAAACAGAATGAAGATTTTCCTGCAGACTTATTTCCCCAAATAAGAACTTGAC